AGCTCCAGCGTCTGGGGCGTGTTGGCCGCCCACGCCGCATCCTCCTGGTCGGCGGTCTGCGAGATCAGAGCGCCGTCCGGCCCGTAGAGGGCGAACCACCAGTTCGTCGGGGACGAGGCCGCGGTGGTCCCCGACACGAACGTCAGCGCGCTGACGACGTCGCCGTCCTCCAGCGGCAGCGCCGCCGACAACATGACACCTGACGACAGCGCCGACAGGTTGGACGTGGCGGACAGGCGGGACATGTTGGACCGCAGCACCCCCGAGGGGGCCCCGTCCAGCAGCCATTGCGGGTTGGTCACCGGGTAGTGACCGCGCACGAGGGGCATCAGGCAATCTCCTTCGGGGTGGTGTCCACGGCGGTACGGCGGCCCCGGCCGGAGCCGCGCCGCTTGGGCTGCGGCTCCTGGGGGGTCTCATCGGGCAGCACCTCGGCCAGGGCGGCCTCCAGCCGCCGGGCCTCGGCCCGGGCCTGGTCGGCCAGCGCGTCCTGTCCCGCCTGCTGTCGCTGGTTGGCGAGGACGTGCAGCCGCCGGATCTGCGTGCGGATCTGGTCGGCCACCCGGGCGATCTCCCCGCGCACAAGCTCCGCCCGCTCGGTCTTCTTCGCCCGTTCGCAGCCGTCCAGCTCGTCGGCGTAGGCGCGCAGCAGAGCCAGCAGATCAGCCATCACTGGCTCCTTGATCAGGAGTAGCCGGATGCCGGGATCATGCCCGTACCGGAGATGACCGCGATGGTCTCCGGACGGCGGTTGGCCATGAACGCCACGTAGTTGTAGACCTGGAAGCGGACCTGGAGCGTGCCGGACAGCACCTCCTGCAGCACGCGGGTGCGCATGCTGCCCTCCCACAGGTACAGGTCCTCGAACCTGGCCACGATCAGCCGGGACTCGGTCTCGGACTGGCCGAGGTTGGAGGGGATGTTGCCGTCCAGGTACACCGGCAGGCCCAGGCCCAGCACACCCACCAGGCCGTCGGCGACCAGCTGCTGCTGCACCGCGGCGGGGTTGTAGGTGGCCAGGGTCTGAATCAGCGGCCGGTTGGAGGAGTCCAGCTGCCCGGTGGCCCAGTACCAGATGGAGGGGATCATCACCGCCGCGGTAGCCGGCATCTTCCGGCCGGTGGCGACCTTGGAGGCGGCCTGGGCGATGTAGGGGTACATCTCCGGCAGGGTCGGGTTGGCGTCGGTGTAGGTGACCGAGCCGATGCCGGAGGTGTTGAGGATGCCGGTGACCTGCCCGTTGCTGCCGGTGCCGTTGATGACCTGGATGTCCAGCTGCATGTTGTAGTCGGCGATCAGGTCGTTGAAGACCACCTCGTCGAAGCCCACGGGGCTTTGGTCCAGCAGCTGGATCGCCACGTCCTGTTGGCCGGCGATGGTGCGCACCGGGGCACTGACGCTGGTGTCGGTCATGTCGACGCTGGTGACCGGCTGGCCGTCGGAGGTCTGCACTCCGGTGGCGGTGCCCGTGTTGACCTTGGGCATGTTGATGCTGTCGGTGCCGCCCGGCAGCGTCAGGTTGCGGCACAGGTTCGCCGTGGTCCGCCCGTACCGGGGCAGGTCGATGTACTCGTCGATCAGCCACAGCGGCGGGACGAAGTAGCCGCCCTCACCGTCGGTGCGGTTGGGGTTGGTCCGCCGCTCGAACACGCTCTCGCGGTACGCCTCGGGCAGGTCGGAGATGCCGCGCAGCTCGGCGCGGGCCTTCTCCTCGCGCCGCTTCTCGCGGGAGGGCAGCTCCACTCGCAGCTCGGCGGCGTGCCGCTGCAGCCGCTCGGCTGCAGCGGTGTCGCCTCGCAGGTGAGCGCGGGCCAGGTCGAGGAAGTAGGAGTGGGGGCCGCCGCGCCGGTAGGTCAGCGGCTCGGAGGTCACCTGGATGGATGCGCGCTGCTGCTGGGGTCCTTCGACGGCCGGGGTGCCGCCGTAGCGGGCTCGCAGCTCGTTGGCCGCCTGCTCGCGCTTGGCGTCCTCTTCCAGCTGTTCGACCCGGCCACGGACCTCGTTGATCTCCTCATCCAGCTTGGTGATCTCGGCGCGCTTGGCGTTGAACGCCTCGGCCTCGGAGCCGTTGAGGTCGCGCTGCTCCTGGGAGGGGGCTTCCAGGATCTTGTCCAGTTCCGCCTTGCGGGCTGCGCGCTGCTCCAGCAGCTCCTGCAGACGCGCCCGGAGGAATTCGAGCATGGGGCATCTCCGTATTGTCGGGATGCCTGGCTCTCCGGGTGGTGGCCCAGGTGGTGCCCCGCGGGGCGGGGTCCGGCGTGGGCTCCGGCGCGTCGACGCGCAGGCTATACATGATCAGGATGCGTCACGCCGCATCCCGTGGTCAACTCAACTCACAAGGCTACAGGGCGAGGCGCTCAGCTTCGGCCCGGGCCAGCGACAGCGGCAGTGCAGCGGCCTGGCCCGGGCCGGCCTGGTGGAGGCCGAGGCGGCGGCCGAGCCGCTCGTACAGGGCACGGGCGTCCTCATCGCTCAGCCGATCCCAGTCCTGGGCGCGCAGCGTCACGGACGTGGCGGGGTTGGCGCCGAAGTTGACGACCGAGACGTCGCCACGGTGCAGGTCCACCTCGATGATGTCCCGTTGCTCATAATCAGGGCTCCACTGCTGGCGGGTCACCCGGAACGCGAATGACATTTCGTCGACCGCGCCGTCCTCCAGCGCGGTCAGCATGTCCCGCACGTCGCTCCGGACCGGGTTGACGTCGGCCTCCATGTGCAGCCCGGTGCTGTCCTCGAACAACCGGAGCGTGCCGGCCTTGGTGTAGGCCATCGAAAGGCCGCCGTGGTTGAGCAGCAACTGCACCTGCGGATGCTCCGAGAGGGTCTTGCGAAATGCCCCGGCGCGGACGACCTCGGTGAAGGGACCGAGAGAATCCCACATCTCGAACGGGGTCTCCGTGACCGAGGCGTACCCCTCGATCGTCACCGGCCCCCCGTTGGTCTGGGCACGGCGGACCTGCACCTGCACCGGGTAGGTGCGGCGCTCCATGCCCCGCCGCTTGCCGCGCTCGGCCTTGCTGTCCATCGTCTCCTTAGTCCTCCACGGTCACGGGCACCGGTCGGCTCACCGGGCGGGCGTCGGCAGCAGGTTCATCACCCCAGGGCACGGGGGGCAGGTTTTCCTCGGCCCTGGCCTCGTTGATCGTCGCCATCTTGTTGCGCAGAGCCAGCTCGTGCGCCTTGTACCTGGTCAACAAATCCGAGCGGAGCAGGCCCTTGCGGTTGAACCGGACCACCCGCGGACCCGGCAGCAGCTCCGACAGGGCCCGTTCCAGCCGCACCAGCCACGGGTCCACGCTGTAGGTCAGCAGATCCAGCGACCGTTGCTCGATGTTGGCGTAGGTCAGGGAGTCGGCGGTGGCGTACCCGAACACCTGCGGGTAGCCGGGACCGAACAGGCGGCAGCACTCGGCCGCGGTGAAAGCCTGCGTCTCCAGGAACTGCGACTCATTCGGAGACACCTGGATGGCCTGGTAGCTCCACCCGGCCCCCAAAACGACCGGCTCTCGGGACCCGCGTAGCGCCGCCATGAAACGGGCCTTGGCCGTGGCGGCTTTCTCCTGGGTGAGATCCTTGTCGGTGCTCAGGATGCCGGACGGGTGGGCGCCCTCGTGGAACCATTGCAGCCCGAAACGCGTCGTGGCCACGCCCAGGGAGATGACGCCGGCGCCGTACTCGATCGGCGAGGCGCCCAGCAGCCGACCCGGCACCGGGTGCACCCGCCGGTGCCACACCTGCGACGCCGCCACCTGCTGGCCGGCGAACCGCCACTGAACGGGCTCAGTCGGGTCATACGGCTGCAGCACGCTGACGGTGTCGGGGTGCTGCAACACGATCTGCGTCGGGGTGCCAGTGCGGGCATCCCGCGCACCGTCCGGCACCAGCCCGTAAACATTGCCGCGCAGCATCCACGACACGGTCGCCTGATAGCACCAGTCCGGCAGCCCCTGCCCGTCGCCGCCCAGGTCGGCCAACCACCGGGGCATCCGGACCGGCCGCCGGTCGGCGTCGTCATCACTGAAGACCTCGATGGGCATGCACTCGGCGATCGTGGCCGTGAGATTCACGCACGCCCATACGGCGACCTTCTGCAAGCTCCACTCCATGCGGCCGCCACTGATGCTGCCCGGACCGACCTCAGTCGGCAGCGGAATACGAGCGCTCTCCTGGAAGGAGCCGAGACTGGCGTGCCGCCGCTCAGGCCGCCGCCGGGACCGCAGGATCACGCTCATCCGGCCCGCTCCCTCAGCTCATCCCACACCCGGTCCACCAGCAGCAGCACCCCACCCACCATCAGTCCCGCCGGCTCCCAGGCCATCCACGCGCCCACGCTGATCAACACCGCCGGCGTCACCCCCCACACCAGCCGGAGAGCCGCGAGCACGACCCGGGCCACCGTCCCGGCCGCGCCCGCGGCCACCCCGACCGCCCGTCGCCACGGCGACATGCCGGGACGAGCCCCCCGGTTCATCCACGCCGTCGCCGTCACTTCGGGCACCTCACACGCCCATTGTCAACCATCGAAACCTACAAAATCCACCAGCGTCTCTTGTAGATGACCTACGACCCACGAACCGGGCTACCAGATGTTCTGCAGCGGATCGACCTCTTCGCGGGCAGTGCGCAGATGGGCGTGGGCGGCGTTCGTCACCGCCACAAGCGGCGAAATGTCAACTTCGCCGCGCCGGTCCCACGTCAACCGATCCCCAAGCGGCCGGGTCGTCGCCCCCCGCACCGCCTCATTCAGCGGCGCCTGATCCAGGTGGTACAGGTCCCCGCCGTCCTCCAGCGCGGCGTGGACCTGCCCGAACGCCTGGGCGACATCGCTGCCGGTCAGCTCCAGCACCTCGACCCCAGCAGCCTTCAGATCCTCGATCAGCGACGACGCGGGACCGACCGTGTCCACCGCCACCGCGCACGTCGCATACCGGCCGTGCAGCTCCACCAGCCGCGGCACCACCCAACCCGTACCGGCCTTGTGGTTGATCACCTCCACGATCAGCCGGCCGTCCTCGTCGCGGAACGCCGCCCCGATCGCGGCGGCCGACCGGTCCGGCCGCATGTCGACCGCGAACGCCACCCGGCGCACGCCCGCGTCGCCGGGCCATGGTCGCTGGTCGGCCGGCACCGCCC